CCTGCTTTTCTTTCTTTTTAGACAGCATAATAATAGTGGTTGCTGCATAAATCAGACCATCACCACCACCCATTTTTTTAGTAGGCACATATGATCCGATAACATCGTATGTGTGATTTGTAACCAACAATGCAACTTTTGCTCTACCCAATTTCAAAGTAAGCACCCTAAAAGCACCACGAATCAATTGTGCTCGGGTCATATCTCGGGTATCCTTTCCTTCAGTCATATCAGTCAATTCCTTATCTGTACTCAAGGAACCCAAACTATCCAGAACAAAAAATAAAGGTTTCCGCTCTGATTCCTTAGTTTCCATATACTTATTAAGAATTTTAACTGCTTGTGTTCTAAATTCTTGTACTGTTGTTACTGGAACCAAAAATACCCTAGAAACATCAACCCCCCGACTAACCAACATTTCCTTGGTAATAGCAGATTCTGATTCAAAATAGAATACTGCACCTTCTGGATTATCAATCAAAAATTGCTTTGAAATTGACAATGCAAAAAAAGTCTTCCCTGTTGATGGTTCTCCTGCTAAAGCTGTTACTTTATTATTCGGTAATCCACCATAAATGCTTCCTGACAGCAAAGCATTTAATGAGTAACTTCCACTATCAATATACCCAGTAACATCAGAATCTAATCCATCCTCCACAACCCCAGCATATTCATTACCAGCAACTTTCAATAAATCGTCAAATAAACTCATTTTTCTAACCCCAAAAATCATCTAATGTGAACGTTTTCTCTGCTTTCCATCCAATACAATCTAGAATAACTACAATTGGATCGATAAATGTCTTGTTAAATTGTTTGTCTTTGTCTATGTAGTCATGTAGTCCAAACTCTACAGGTAATCGAATCGGAAAAGAAATCACCTCGTTCTTTAAAGGATTTGGTTTCTTCAAATAGATAAACTTAATCTTATCACCCGATTGAATCTTAGGATACGTCTTATCCAGATTCTTCTTGATCAAGTAATCATTATACAGAATTGAACCCTTTACGTGAATCGGTGTACCTAATTTGTACTGAGTCTTGGAATCAATATATTTACCAATGTTATTGACTCCACGCGGAAAAGCAATATTTTCAATTGGTAACTGCTTGAACTGATTCCGAAAATCTGCAATGTAGTCCTGAACGGTCTTTTCGTCAGCAGTCATGATCAATCTTATCACATCCCGCATCTTTTGTCTAATCTCATATGGAGTAGAAGACTTGATAACTTCCAACCCTTTGATCTTCAACTTCGGTTCTTTGTACTGAACTCCTTCATTGCTATAGACATTTAGAATATAGCGTTTCTTTGCTGTCCAGATTGCACGATCTGCTACTGCTTCAAGTTTCAGAAATATCTTAGGAACACAAGCGTGTGTATAATCAGACAATTCCTGAAATTTTTGTTTTAAAGCAGGTTGAATCTTGTCAATACAAACTTTTTCCATAAAGGAAATAACTTTGTTGATATCGGAAGTATCTACCCCAACTTTCTGAATTAAAGGTTCTAAACAGAGAATAATAGAATCTGTATCAACTGCAATTACGAAATCATTGGTTGTTTTCAATACCTTATTCAAATAATTATTTGTGGTATCGTGCGCCCAATGAATGCACATTTGACCAGCAGTAGTTACCGCAGCAGCTAATCTTACATCAAAAAAGCGAAAGAACACCGAGCCGTATGAGCCGTAAATTGACACTAACGTTAGTTTTCTAGACAACTGAATATTATTATACTTAGAAATCTGTCTGTATAGATCGTCTTTCTGGTCTAATAATACTTTATCCTCTGGAGTCTTTTCTAGTTTACTCAGAACCTTTTCGTATTCGCTAGATGTTTCCAACATCTTTTTCTTGAACATCTTTCGTTCATTAAACATCTGTTCCAACATCTTAGGAATAAATCCTTTAATGTCTGTTCTAAAGAATTGTCCGTTAGGTGTCAACGTTACATCTTTTAATCCTGATAAGTCTATTTCCTGATTAAGTATTTTCTTTACGGTAACTCCAGAATCAATAATCCTGCGCATTTCATCAGTATATTGATGTGGTTCGACTATACATTCTGGTGATATATTGTGTTGAATGATTATACTTGGATATAGCGATTCAGCATCTAGAGAAACAACCCACTGATACATTCCTGGTTTCGGTTCCTTAACAAATGCTCCTTCATATGCAGACTCCTTTTCCTTAATCTTCTTTGGTGGGATAATAATTTTATCCTTTAACAAATAAGAATAAATCAAAGAATCCCACATTCTGGTTTGAGTAAATACATCCTCAAAATTGGATTTAGTTTCATAAGCAAGGGAACAAGCAAGTTCAATCAATTTTAACTTGTTCTCTAACTTGATCAACAATTCAGTATCGACTAAATTATATTCGCAAAACCTCTGATAATTCTGTTCATAAAGATTATCCAAGGTGTCATATTCTTCATATGACAATTTCCGTTCACCTAATTCTTCAGAAGCAATGAAATCTAGTTTATATGATTCCTTGGACTTTCCTTCAGGAGCAAACCATTTATACAATTCCAGATAATCCAGAGATGCAATTCCAGAAATGGTATACTGAATGGTTTCTTTTCCGTTTATTTCTCGGGTTCGTGACCAAACGTTACCCCACGGAGAAAGTTTCTTTACTTCATCTTCACCAAGAACAATTCCAAAACGATTAATGATATAAGGAATATCATACCCTGCCGAGTTCCATCCGCTGACAACATCACAATAATTAGTAGTCCAATGATTTAGAAATTTCTTACATAGATCATATTCATCTTTACATTGAATATACTTCTCTTCTCCTTGAATCTCATAATCCTTACATCCAAAAAGATAAACGTCACCATTTAGATAACGAATTGAGATTGCAGTAATTGGACCATTCCCGCGATAAGGATCAGGAAATTCACCAAATTCATCTTTTCCGGTTTCGATATCCAGCAAAGCAATGACTAGATCATTGATATTCCAATCAATACTTTCTGAAAATTCATCTGCAATAAAAGCATATTCAAATCTTTCCTGCCCATATATATTAAAGTTTTCTACTTCATCATACTTCTTACGAAAATCCCGTGCTTCACGAATAGAATCAAACTTCAGTTGTTCTAAAGGTTCATTAAAGAGAGTCCTAAATTCAGTCCCCTTTTTAGTGGGGACATAGAATTTAGGTTTGTATTGAATCTTTAGATTAATCCGACGATTATTTTTTACTCCTCTTAGCAGAATATTATTACCCTGAACAGATACATTGGAGTAATAATCTGCAATCATTTAAACTCCATGAAGAGAACTGACAACCTGAAGACCAGAACCAAATGCTTGATTATATGCATTATAAAGTTCATTTACCGGGGTAGTTACACATAAAATATTACTAGTCTCAATATAGATTCCAGTCTTAAATTCTTCCGAGAATTGATTAAACGGAATGAAATTTAATTCTGATCCCATTGTTTCAGAAGGCATCACAACCACCTGTGCAGGATACTTAATCTTAATCAACGAAGGTGAAATATCTTCTACATCACCAATAAAAATATGTGCGGGTTTCAATGTAATTAACTTAATCATATCATTATACCATCTTAAATGTATTGGGATCAAAAACACCAAGAGTGATCCAGGAATAGGGTTGCAAAAATTCTCGACCGACAAAATCAGAAGCGGAATATCTTGGGTCTTGAATAAATCCGACTACCTCTAACATACCATCATAATCACGTACTGTCAAATCATATTTTTCTGCTTTGTAGAGATTATTTTCGGTTGCTAGTTTACGAGCAATTTCAGCGGAATTTTTCATTTTATACATTATACCTTTGGAAAAAATTGAGAAAAGTCAGGGGAAATATAGTTGGGACCTTTAAGGATTTTTCCGTCCTCACGACGTAAAACTTTTCCGGTTTCTGGATCAATTTTTGACATATTGGATCGGACAACCTCATTCCACGCTTGTTCAGGATTGATACCTAAAGAGTGAGCCGCGCCTACAGTCACTACAATTATATCCATCAACTCTTTGAGAGTATTGGAAAGATCAGTGGAAGCATAAAATTCATCTACTTCTTCTTTAATTAGGGTCTTATAAAGATTGAATTGGGATTCATTGAAGATATCTGTGGTTTGTCCACAAGCATTCATGAAAACAGCTTGATCAGAAAATACATTAGACATTTTTGATTAGACCTCGAAATTTTTTGGGAGATAG